TGCGCCTTGAGGGTTGCTACTTCTTTGGGAGTTGCCTCACGCCCGGTCAGGTTAATGTTTGCAGCCGAGCCGACTGCGCCCTGCGAGGGCCTATAAACATCGTTGAGGGTAGGGGTTCCTTCCGCTTTCTTTAGCCAGACCTTGCCCGTGGCTAGGGTGTCGCGCATTTCAATGAAAGCGTCCTCCTGACCTTGAAGGGTTGCCTGCGGCACAAAATCAAATCCACGAGTGAATGACTGGCCCATGTTGATTGCAAATTGCTCAAGCGCACCCTTGTCAATGTGACCCGCTTCTGCGGCAAGTCCCACATAACGGTATACCTTTTGCCTTTCCTCTGGCGTTGATGAGGCAAGATGCTCGGCTACCTGGGCGATTCTTTCGCCATCGGTTTTGCCTTGGGTAAAATCCATGAGAGCAGAAAACGTCTCGGCGCCCTTGCCTCGGATGGAATCAATATCCTTGAGGGTTTGATTGTAGACTTGGTTTGCCTGTGCATGGTAGCCGGTATCTCCATCAATTAGGTCTTTGTGCTTGGCTTCCCATTCTTTCACATAGTCGGTAGGTAGCCCAACCAAGGCTCGGTTCTTGCCCATGCCGGTATCTTGGAAAGCCTTTAGGACGATATTGCCATAAAGCTCATTAAGTGCCGTATCCTTGCCCTTCTCTTTGACAAAATAATCCGAGAGCATGGATCGGTACTCACTCTCCGATTTGGGTGCCGGCCTATTGAGCAACACGGCAACTTGGGATTTGTAATCCTCGTACTGAGTAGCGTCCAACTCGTCCAAGGGTTTACCCATGAGGGATGCTGTTGCCCTCCAGTTCACCGTCATGTCGGTGTAGAGTTTTGGATCAATCAACGCATTGGCCTGCGTCTGGATGCCTGACATTTCTTTTGTCTGGCTTTTTGTGTCTGGCAAAACCTTGGATAAAAGGTCAACTTCCTTCATTCTTTTGCGATCATTTTCTAGTCGCAATTTCTTGTTTTCTTCCTCGTCTACGGCAATACGATCCGCCATAGAAGGTTGCTCAAGGTTTTGGTCAAGCAAGATTCTGTCAGCAAATTCGGGCGCTTGATCTGGGGCCGGTATTGGAGAGGTTAAAAACGCAGAATCCTCCTGGGGGGTAGCAGGCGATGAGGAAGTTAGTTCTTCTGGAGGCATGAAAACCTAACTTACTAACATCACTCCAGACAAAAGCAATCTGAAAAGGGGGTTGACTCAATTTGTTAACGGAACGATGCTTATTGCATGAAAACCATGACGTTACTCATTGCAATGCTGATGGCGGGAAGTGCGCTTGCAAGGGAGCCTTTTATTACTGCTGATGAGGCTCGTAAAGAAGCGGAAAAAGCCCCATCTTACACTCCACATATAGATTTGACCTCTATTAATTCAGGGGCTTGCAAGCCAGAAAAGGTAGACTACTCAATAGTCACCCTTCCAAGTGGGGAAGCTGCCTCGGTGCTGACCTACAAGTAGGTTATCCCTGCCCGTTCTCGGTGTAGCGCTTGAAGGCTACAACCTTGACGCCTTGCTTTGCCAATTCGTGAGGAGAATCTGGAGAGTACAAGTCAACTCTTCCGTAGTAATTACGAAGCCCCATTTTTCTTGCCTGTTCTGGGGTTGCGCCTCGATCATGCCAGACCTTTGTCACGACCTGACCATTGGATAACTTGAAATTAACTTTTTCCCCTGGCTTGACTCCCGCTTGTCGTAATTTTTCCTCAACATCGTAGCTTGTTCCAAAACTGTCGCGTGTAAGGTGCTTAGTAAATGCCCCTATGCCGGCGCTGCTATTCTTGTCTGGAGTCGTATCCCCAGGGTATCCGTAAGAAGTTACAGACCATGACTTGTCACCAATAGGCGTAAACCCACCATTGGAAGCCTGCGGACTTAATCCTGTTTTCAAAAAGTCCGGGCGTCTATCTACCTCGGCTTTTTTGCTATTGAGGAAATCAAGCCACCCTTTCTGATTGCCAAGGTCTCCAGCGGCTTGCTTTGCCCTTCCTGCGGCAGTTGCCGTCTCAATCACTTTGTCGGCCTCTGCGCGGGTCTTGACGCCAGAGTTGCGGAGGGTGGTTTCTACATCCTCCATCAATTTCATGACTTCAATGTTGGCCTTGGCCAACACTCCAGAAGTATCTTTTTTAACGTCTGCATCAGAGTAAAACTTTCCAAAAACCCCGCCATCACGGGCAACCGATAGCCTTTGCACTCCGTACTGAATTAGCTCGGTCTCTGGTTTGAGTCTTCCATTATTGGATGCCATTTCTGCAATTTTGGAATCAAGAGCCTTGTTGATGGCATCACGAAAAATTGAAGGAACATTTTCGTTGTTATACCTCCTGATCTCCATTGCCTCGGTAGCAGGGTCATCGGTATTTGGGTATCCCTTAACTTTCAGCATGGCATCCTTGGAGTAAGCGTCTCCTTGCGGAGTATTGAGATTCCTATCTGCAATAGAATCCCGTAAAGATGCTTTATACTTTTCGTCTTTGATCTTTTGAAACCTTGGGTCTTTTTCTACATCAACAAACGACTTGAGATTTCCAGAATTGATGTCACTAGAAATACTTCCGTAATTTTGGTCTTGCTGAACTTTGGAAACATTATTTGCGTGTTGAATCAACTTTGGTATCTGATCTTTTGAAATGTTGGGAGACCCAGGGATCTGCTCGTCTTTTGCGTACAAATCAGAAAGATATGCACTCCAATCATCGGGCCTCAAAGCAATGTCTTTATTTACATAACCAAGCTGCTCCTCTGTATTGATTTTGCTTAATTTCGTTTCGTATTGCTCTGATGAAAGACCAACGCGCATTCCCTCAAGGGCTTTCTTGGCATCTTTGTATTTTCCAGACTCAAGCAAAAAGTCAACTTGTGTTCCTTGCTTAACCAAGTCGCCGGCAACCTTTGCCTGAAAGGCGGAATGCCCAAGTCTTACCTGATCTTCAGAAGTCAGTTTTAAGAAACTTGGATAATACTTCTGCTGGACAGATACAGGAAGGGCTTGCCATGCGGGGTTCGCAACCTTTGCTTGAAACTCATTGTCTGCCCCCCTCCATGTTTCTGGGCGAGATTGATCAAGAGATTGTAGGAAATCTTCTCTTTTAACTGCATAATTCGTTGAGAACTCCGCCCATGCTGCATTGTCGTTTAGCTCTTGCTGTTTGTCGGCAAGGGTCTTTGCGGCTTTGTATACTCCTTGTCCCGCTTCGGAAACGGATGCTCCAACAAGACCGGCACTACGAGGGTCCTGTTTAGCCGATTCATATCCACGGGCAACTGCCGCCCTTTCTCCACTAAAATCCACTTTGGACAAACTGACATTGTTGACTTGCGGTGCCGCCATTGAAGAAAGGTCAGGCGCATTTGGAATCTGGCTTAAAGGGATCTGTGCCATAAGTTAGGAAATTGGTCGAAACGATAAATTCTGCATCTGGTATCCAGAGTTTGGAATTGTAGAAGCACTAGCGCCGGCAAGGTTTTGTTGGTTCCAAGAAGAAGTCATATTGCTTGTGCTTGGCTTCATAAATCCACCGGCGGCACTCAAGAGGCTTCCTGTTGCGCTTATGTACCCAGCAGTTGCCGTGTTGTTGGCCTCCTGCATGGCGTTGTTGTATGCCGCATTTGCCATTGCGCCTGACTGCCAATCGGCAACCGCAGCGCCATATTCGTATTGATGGGCAAGTTCGGCCTGCACCTGGCTTTGATAAGTCTCAAGAGTTCCTTTCCAATCGGTGTCCAATGCCGAAAGGTTGGTTTTGTAGGCAGAATCCATCCGGGCAAGTTGCGCCATTCCTGCGTTGTGGGCTTCTACCATAAGGGGGGAACCAGTATCCCCGGCTATGCCACTTGCTCCGTATGCGGCTTCCACTTGGCTTGTTGCTGCTTGTTCCTGCTCGTAGGAGCGATTTATTTGCTCAAACCCTTGCCTTTCCTGTGACCGGGCGTAGTTATGGAGAACGGCAGCATTGTTGGCGTGTTGCTGGCTCTGCGCCATTGCCACCTTGTAGTTGAGTTGGTTTTGGTACCTTGCAATCTGACCTTGAGCTTGAGCGCTTGCTTTTCCAAGACGGGCGTTAGCTGCCTGTGCTTGTGAGGAAGATATTCCACTATAAAGAGCGCCACCGACTGCAATTTCGGCGCCTCCTATTGCCAATACTCCAGCAGTCCCACCAACTGCTGCCGCACCACCGGCCACGGCAACGACAGCAAAAACCTCATAAACGGGCATCTGCCTCCACTTGTCCTCTGCTAGAGTCTGAGGAGGAATTAAGAAGCGCATGGAAGGGTCTTCCTTTCGTAGCAAGCCTGCTGAAATCCTTTTGGAAGAAGGGCTTCATCAGCAGCGTGAGTAAAGATGTCGGTAATCGTGTCGGGATCTGTTTCCTGCGTTACAAAACAACCGGCCCAGACCGTGTTCTCATGGACAAGGATTGTTCTGCGGGTGCCAGCTTTGGTAATTCCAATATGGGGTGCCACTAGCTCAACTCGATTGCCGTCTTGATCTACCAAAGAGCAGCGCCCTTCCATCAGAAAAAATGGGGAATCAAATTTGTGGACCCTAGAGCAAACAATTGTACCCGCCGGCATATGAATGACCCTGGTATAAAGATTGGGGGTAAAGATATGCTCAAGGGGCAGTTCTACTTGCGGACATTGGGCAACAATAGACTCCACGAAGTCCTGCGCCTCTTTATTATTAATGTTAGCAAGATCCATTTAAGAGTTATTTCGTATGCGAATTAAAGAGAAAAAGCAAGGATGTTAGCTCTGCGTGGCCTCGCTGACCTCAAAATTCACGACAAGGGCGGCAATAGTTAGGGGGACGGGTTGGGTTTGGCGGACATAAATGTCCACGCCATCGGCCCAATTAGAGGAAGCGTAGGCCCGTTCAAAGCCATTGAGTACTGGGGGAGAATCATCCATGTCATCGGTCAAGTATCGGGATACCAGGGGGTTCCAGTTCACGCCATCGGTGGAAATCTCTCCTCCTGTGGATTGATAGACCTTGAGGTTAATTCGGGGGATACGCATCCGCCGGCCTTGGGAGGTGCCATCTGCAAGGTTGGTGTCCACCCGTTGCGGAACAAGTTTGGAGGTGAATGGCAGGCCAATAATGGCTTTATTGACCGGCGTTTGAAGAGTGATTTGCCCACTTGTAACAACCGTTCCGACAATTGCAGGAATCACGCCATAAGTTGTGATGCTTTGGGAGGTAGCGGGATCGGTGTAGGTGACGCCACCCCATACCGAAACTGCTTTGCCTTCAAGATGGGATAGTCCCGTGATGGTTGCGGTAGCCGTTGAGTATGTTTTTGGGACGCCGGCATCAACATACCACCAATTTGCCTTGTCTGCGGTGTCTAGGGCATCACGCATACCCAAGTCAAAGCGTTCAATATAGCGCTTGGTTGATCCGTTGATGGTTCGATTAACCAGCAACCAGACCTCATCCTCTGCATTGGTTCCGTTAATGGTGGCAACCGACTCCACCAACCCATCGGTGATATGACGGGCGTATCCCACCACTTGCTGCTCACGCTCGTAGGTCATGGAAACAAGTTGCCCGTCCCCTCGTACAAACCACAAAATTGCGTCAGGGACTCTTTGGTAAGCGGTTTCTAAAATGTTGGTGCGTGTCGTATGTTCGGCAAGGGCGGTAACATCGTTGGATACCCAACTCTCACTTGCCCAGGTATAAATAAGCTCCCTGATCTTGCGACTCATGCGCTGGATGTAGAGGATTGTGTCGTTGATGATTTGCGCCCCTACATTGGATGACCCGTAGTGGGACTGCTGCCGCACATTGACGTTGGTGGGGGTGATTGGCCTTGTCTGGTCGCTTGCCGACATGGACCACTCATCAAGGGTAGTTCCAATTAGTAGTGCCGACTTGGAAACAAGCCATTGGATTTGACCCCCCGTGGTTGAGGCCAAGGTGAAGAACCAACTATCAGCATCGTAGGCTCCCTGCTTAAAGTTCTGGAAATCGTTCACATACGACCCCCACAAAGAAGACGGGTTGCTGGAGGTGCCGGCAAAGATGATGCGGCTATCGTGAAGGGCGACTGCTGCAGGGTATCCTTGAATGGAAGAGAATGCTCCCTCCCTCCATTGGGTTGTTGCGCCGGTGCCTCCAAGGGTTTTTAAAACCTTTGCCGTGACTACGGTTGAGCTTGTGTAGCCGGTGATGCGGACAAGCCCCTTGAGGGTGGGATCAAGGGGAGAAAGCATGACCCTGGGGTTGGTGCTTCCCGATACAAACCCGCTGACAACTAAACGGAATAGTGTTTCTACTTGCTCTTCTCCGCTGGAGGTAGCGTTGTAATCGCTGACACTCTTGTAGGTACGGACGGTCTTGTAAGTAGTCCCCCCGTCAATGGAAGCCTGCAAGTCCACGACTGCCGTCCATGTTCCAAAAGTCTGGAGAGACCATTTTCCAAGGATCTTGATGGTTCCGCTGGTTGCATTTGTGGAATCAATGTTCTGACTGATGTAGGTTGTCGGATTGGGGTGGGCTAACTCGTAATAGGCGCCAACATGACCACTTTGGAAAACTCCAGTTGATGCCGTGAGTGTTATTGCCGATCCCGTTGTCGCAGAAGGCGTGATCGTCGTCGTGGTGACGTTTTGATCCAGCATGGGCGCCCAATTGTTTTTGATGGAGGTGTCTCCAAAAGGAACTTCGCCAATCGTCCAAGAAGTATCCGAAATGCGGGACAGACGTTGCGGCGGATAAGATGGGTGAGTAAAGTATGCAAGGTTGTTAATTTGGCAGACTTGGACGGTTCGCAGGTCTGCTTCTTGGTAAGGGTGAACGGGGGTAGAGCCGGTTGCCGTGTTGGTATAATCCACTTGGACAGCTTCAACTGCTGATCCACCAGACTTGATGAGTGCGCCATCTTTCCAAAAACGGATGTAGCCAACTCCCAACTCCATGACGACATGGTTGGAGTCCGAGAGGTTTAACCCAATCAAGCGACAGCGGGTGGAAGATACCTTGGCATCTCCCAAATATGCGGTGCCGGCCCTTCGATTGGCTGGGCCGTAAGGGGTAATGATAAAATTCTCCAGCGTCTTGCAGGAGTTGCGGTACTTCTCAAGGTTGGTACGCGACTCAAGGTAGGGAGACCATTCCCCGGAGTTAAAACTAGAGATCAGTTGACTGATCATTAGTAGATTCCGCTATATCGACTCTTAACGAGATCCGAGTTAATCCAGGCAGGCTTGCGGCGCGGATAACCGTCTGCGGCATCAATGCGACGGGCCTCACCTAGTAGTTGCTTTAAGTCCTGCTCCAAGCGTTGCTTGATGTCCATGCTCCCGCCAAGGGGCTTTGCAAGTTTTGAGGCAATGGAAAGCGCTAGAACCTCCACAAAGATAGGGTCAAAGAGATTGGGGTCCACGATGTCCTTGATGTAAGTGATGTAGCCGGTGCTTTCATCGGTCATCAACTTGTCGCCAATGATATCAAATTCCACGTTGGGTTCATTGCTTTTGAAAGCATTGAAGGTCAGTAATCGGGCAAAGTCGGAAGGCAGTTGGTAAGCGTAATCCCAATCAAAGTCAGGAGGGGTGGCGGATTGCGCCAGTTGCGCCATTCCGGTGGCCCAATTCCATTGATGGGTACGCAGGAGGGCGGCAAGGGTGGGGGAGTAAAAGAGTTTACAGAACCGAGACTCCAAGCTCGGATCGTCCAAGGACATGATCATCTGATCGCCAATTTTTGCGAGTGCCAGGTTGCAGATGGTCGTGGAATCCATTGGCTTTTAGAAAATGTTAAAAGAAAGGGGTGAGGCCGCAGTTAGCGCAGCCCCACCCCCGACTTGTGAATACTTACTTGGTGGTGTCGCAGGAAATCTTCACGACTCCGTTTTCCAGGAGACGGGAAGCACCAATGACTGCCGTGCTGCGGATCTGCAGGGCGTGGCTCTGCGTGGGCAGAACGTCCATGTAGCTCTTCTTGCCACCATCAACGAACACCGCGCTGTTCTTCTGGTATGCGATGCACGAACGGATGCTCGATGCAACCGGCAGAAGCTCGGTGCGGATGACGTTGAAACCAAGGAAGTGGTTGACATCCCCATCAACGAGAGCGCGGACGCTGTTGAAGAGGTTGCTTGTCACTTCGGTGGTTCCGAGCAGATCAGCGATTTCCTTGGCGCTGACCACAAGGATGCGGTCTTCTGCAGGGGCCTCGTTGAGGTCAAGGATACGCTTGGCCTCGCGGATCTTGGCAATCGTCAGGGACGAGTTTGCCGCTGTTCCGCTGGAAACGTAATCCACGGCAACCTGCTGACCAACCCCGGCAATGGTGCCAGAGGCTGCGGTCTGCGAGTTGTTGACCGTGTAGGTTCCCGTTGTGCCGGTTCCCGTACCCAGACCAATGACGTAGGTGCCATTGGAGACGTTTGCTCCCTGAATCAGGGTGCCGATCCCAATGGTGCCGGAGCTAACAGCGGAAACCGTGAGGGTTGTCCCGCTGATGGCGGCAGTCATGGAATAGGCGCCTGGGAGGGCAACCGAGGAGGTGGTGTTGTTCAGACCAAAACCCGAAGAGGTGTTGGCTGTGTTGGTGACCGTGGCGCTGCCGAGGAGGGCATTGATCAGGGTCTGGTCGGCGGTACGATTGTACGCTGCGGCCTGACTCTGCATACACTCGCTGGTGGGCAGGACAACACTTCCGAGGAAGAGATTGTCAAACTCATCAAAGGTCTGCGCGGTCTCAACCGGGGCAGGGTAGGCCCAACGGGTAGGAAGGGCGATATCTGTCTGCGGGGTGGAGGCTGCACGGGACGTGACCGAGGTCATCGAGGTGAGGCCGTATTGGTTGAAACGAACTGCGGCGCCTGAAGCGGAAACGACTTTCGTCTTCTCTTTGAGGCGGGCCTCCATCTGCTGAAGCAAGTGGTTGAAGTTAGTCTCGTATTGGATCACGAAGTGATCGGGGACTTGGGTAATAGCTGCCATAATGTTAGTAGGTTAGATTTTGAGTAGGTGTTGACTAGCAAGCCGAATCAATGGTTGCCCCTTTCGGGATCACTTAACTTCGGAGTTGTCCACTCTACTCGGATCTACTACTGGCAATTACCAGAGAGGTTGTCCCTCAAGTTGACGTTGTTAGGTACTAACATCCATGTTACTAACTCGTCAACAGGAATTCGCACAAAAAGATTGCACTAACTGAAATCTTTTGTTCTCCCATTTTTGCCAATGGGAATTGGGAGAACATTTCTACCCAATGTTAAATGCCGTTTTAATTTGTTTAAGAATTGTTTTGCCAAGCAAAAACCCCCACCAGTTTCCCGGTGAGGGCTTTGCGCATGAACAACCAAGCTAAAGATCAGAACGGAATATCGTCGTCCCTTTCCTGCGGGGCATAGGCGTTGGCCTTTGCTTTGTAGTGGGCCTCTTTATTAGGGGAAGGGGTATAACTTTTGGGTGAGTTGGAATAATTGCCTCCCCCTGCCGGCTTGTCGGTGATGGAGATGGTCAGCATTTCCTTGCCCGACTTGCTCATCTTCTCCCATGCGGC